AGGTCAAAACTGTTCTTTGAGTTCGTCCGTGTACTCCGGTCAGCTTCGCCCAGGTTCTTCCTGCTAGAAAATGTTCCAATGAAGAAAGAAAGCATGGACGTTATCACTCAGGAACTTGGTGTTGCACCAATCACTATCAACAGCAGTTTGGTCTCAGCTCAGAACCGAAAGCGTCTTTATTGGACTAACATCCCGAATGTGTACCCGCCCGAAGATAAAGGCATCGTACTCCAAGACATCATTCAAGATGACTACCAAACAGACCGCACCAAGTCATTCTGCATTGATGCGAACTACTGGAAAGGAGGAAACCTCAAATCCTATTTTGAGAAGAACAGGAGGCAGCTTGTCTTTGAGAAAGAGTCTGCACGGATTGTCCAGGTTGCTCAAGGCAAGAACGCAGGAGGGATAAAAGCCAAGGACGGTAAAACACCTTCGCTCACTACGAGTGCTTGGGAACACAACAATCATTTGACGTTTGATCATGGACTGACCTACAGAAAATTAACTCCAAATGAAATTGAGGCTTTACAAACCGTTCCAAATAACTACACTGAAGGAGTGAGTAATACTCAGCGGTACAAAATGCTCGGCAACGGGTGGACTGTAGATGTCATTGCACATATTTTTGAATCATTAAAAGCTACATTGCAGGAGGACTTACATAGTGTCTGCAGCTAACACATCCGCACCCAAAGGGTCAAATCATCACAATGCAAAATTAACTGAAGATGATGCACGATTAATTCTTCAATTGATGAAGGAAAGAAAAAAACTTATTGCACAAGCATCTCATCTCACAACCGAAGCTATTGCTAAGAAGTTTGAGGTTAGTAAGCAAACAATTCAGGATTTAGCAATGGGAAGAACATGGAAACATATTTGAACTTTTTTTATACAGTGTTATCAATAGACATTCGTTCAACTGCTGTATAGAGGATATCGCATGGTCTTCAAAAAACTACTTGGGTTAGAAGTCTACTTGCATTACACTAGAGGCGTATCTTCTGCAAGCAATTTATTTCAGGTCTGCAGATCTTACGATGGATTTACAATTTACCTATGGAGGTATGAATTACATGTCTCTAGAACTCGTTAAGCTACAAAGAGTGCTTCAAGAGTTTAGGAGTCTGGATAAAGAAATGCAGGCACAGACAATGCTTGCATTTTTATACATTGCAGAGAGATCTTCTCAGCAAATCGAAACAACAGTCCTCGATGTAGGAACTTATCTAGACCTTACCTCAGCAAGCGCAACACGAAACGTACAAGCATTGAGTAAGGTTCACCGATACGGCAAGGAAGGACATAACCTTGTCTATACCGAAGAGAACCCAAAGAAACGCACAGAGAAATTTATCCAACTAACCGATAAAGGCAAAGCATTAACCAAACGATTGGAGGGTTATATCCATGTCAGTCAAACAGAGAAGTAATTCATGGGAGGCTTACATCAAAGTAGGCTCCCATAGAATCAGGCGTTCTTTCTCCACTAAAGGAGAAGCTACTTTATTTGAAGCGCAAGCAAGGCAAGCACTAGAACTAGGCAAGCCTGTCCCTACCATCAAGGGGTCTAGCGTTTCTACTTCCTTCAGAGAGATGGCAAACAAGACCTACGACATGTACTGGGATGGGTCTAAATCTGACGATAAGCAATTATTGATGATCGGTGTACTTGCCCGATGGTTCGGAGACAAGCGAGACATTACATCTATCGACACTGAGTTACTCGATGAGTACATCATGCACTGCAAGACTAATGAGAGCATCAGCAATTCCACTATCAACAGGCGACTCGCTGCGCTCTCTAAGATTATTAAGCACGCCCACGAACTTGGTAGGATTGATAAGCTTCCTACCTTCCACAGACAGAAGGAAGGGCATACTCGTCTTCGTTGGCTGACAGCAGAGGAAGAGCATGCAATCCTGGAGTTGTTATCTCAATGGAGTCAGTACGATATTAAGGATGCGTTCATCGTTTCCATTGATACTGGCGTCCGTTACTCAGAAATGCTTGCACTACAAGCCCACCATGTGACCAAAGATGGGCTCTACATAGCTACGTCAAAGAACGACAGTCCTCGATTGGTTCCTCTCACCCAACGTGCAAGAGCAGTGTTGGAAAGTAGGGCGAAGCAGGGAGCTAACCTGTTTGCCTTCCGCAGGCAGTGGCACAAGGAGACATGGGACAAGGTTCGTAGTCACCTCAACCTACACGATGTGGTCTGGCATACACTCAGACACACTACATGTAGTAGGTTGATTCAAGGTGGGATGCCTCTCACTCACGTTAAAGAATGGATGGGCCACAAAGCTGTCCAGACCACCATGCGTTACGCTCATTTAGCACCCAAACACCTCGTTAGTGGAGTCAGTGTACTTGAGCAAAGTGTTGTGGTCTAATTGGTGGCCTTGTGGTCACAAGTGGCCTAATAATTACGCGAGAGTGGTGGAATTGGTATACACAACAGACTTAAAATCTGTCGCCTTTTCATAGGCTTGCGGGTTCAAGTCCCGCCTTTCGCACCAATTACTGAAGAAATAGCTTAGACTTAAAATGTCTTGTGTCTTAACTACAGCAGTGTAATTAGATCTCAAGCCCTTACCAGTCAAAGGATACAGCTCGTATCCTTCTCTTTTAAGCTAGACCTCCTTCAGTGTAAGTAGTTTAACGAATAGGCCACAGCCGTGGTCTGTCTTGTGGTCTTGGAGGTACAAGTGCCAACTGTAGAGGATCAAATTCGCTTAGAGATTGAGATGGTTCAGGCAGGTGTTGATCGCTTTGAAAAGCAAAAGCAACGCCTACTTGAATCGGGCAAGGAGAGCCTGACTAAACACGGACGATCTATGGTTGCCCTTTCTATTGATAAGGTGGCAGCGGGAGTTGCTGAGATTATCGAAAAGAAATCTAGCAATCGGGACATAGCAAAGAAGAAGCTTAAGGGAACAGACTGTGAGCAGGTGGCATACATTGCTCTCATCACAGTGGTGGATGCACTGAGCAAACGATACACCTTACTGAAGATTGCACGCATGGTAGGCATGCACATCGAAACCCAGGCACGCTTAAAAGCTTGGGTTGATGAGCAAGGCAAGCTTGCACAGAAGGTGATTGATAAAGCGAACGAGAAAGGTGACAAAGGATTCGATCACAAACGTGCAGGCCTGACCCACAAGATGAACAAGGAAGGCATCGAAGGTGAATGGAGTAACGAGGAGAGGATCCACGTTGGTCTTCGTCTGATTGATAAGATCATTGTGACTACGGGCCTCTTTCACATCAAGACTCTTAAGTCTCGTGGTAAGAAGACTAATTACCTTGAGGCTACAGCAGAGACCCTTGAGTGGGTTAAGAAGTTCAACGAACATCGAGCTGTTGCTCACCCTCGCTATGCACCGTGCATCATTCCTCCGAAACCTTGGACTGATGTATGGGGTGGTGGTTACTACAGTGAGGTTATTAACAACCTACCAATGGTGAGGGTCAACGCATGAGACCAGAGGCACGCAGGTATTTGGGACGATTAGCCAAGAGAGATCTGTCATTAGAGTTCAAGTGTTTGAACGCGATGCAGGACACCCCTTGGGTTATCAATACACCTATCTTAGAGGTACTCAGATGGGCGTGGGACAACGATCAAGAGATCGGTGGTATGCCTAGTAAGCATGACCTAGATCTTCCGGTGTACCCGTTTGAAATTTCTCCGCAAGAGATGACTACCCGTGAAGAGCGTGAAGCATTGAAGGCATGGAGTGGGAGAAGGGCTGCCATCTATGACCACAACAATCGCACCATGTCTAAGCGTATTGCACACGAGCGAACCATTCAGATTGCTGAGAGCTACTGCAAGTACGATGCTTTCTATTTCGTATGGACGAATGACTTCAGAGGACGCAAGTACACTGTAGAGTCCTTCCTGTCTCCTCAAGTCGCTGACTGGGGCAAGAGTCTGATTACCTTTGCACGAGGTGTGCAGATCGAGGATACCAAGGATGCTGATTGGTTAGCGATACATGGAGCCAACCTATTCGGTGTTGATAAGGTGAGCTTGGATGACCGTGTCTTGTGGGCATACATGAACGAAGATAACGTAGTGAAGTCTGTAGAGAATCCACACGACTATGATTGGTGGAAGGAAGCAGACAAACCTTGGCAGGCACTCGCATGGTGTTTTGAATGGTATGGCTATCTCCGCGAAGGAAAGAACTTTGTCACTCACCTGCCCGTGCATGCAGACGGAAGTTGCAATGGACTACAACACTTGTCTGCAATCTTGCGTGATGAGCGTGGGGGACAAGCAGTCAACCTCACACCTGCAAGCAAACCCCAGGACATCTACACAAATGTGGCTAAAGCTACAATTGAGAAGATCAAGAAGGACGCAGCCGAAGGTGATGAGTTAGCGAAGCAGTGCCTTGAGTTTGGTATCGACAGGAAGATCACGAAGAGGCCAGTAATGATAACTCCGTATTCGGGGACGTTGATGTCCTGTAGGGAATACATTGCAGAGGCAATCAAGGAAAAGATAGATAAGGGACAGTACAGTCCTTGGGAGAACCTATTCCCACCTAGTAAGTACCTTTCTACGCATGTCTGGTCTTCCATCCAAGATGTCATTTCCTCTGCCTCGACTGTCATGGATTACCTGCGTACTGTGGGGAGTCACTGTGCTAAACAGAACAGGGCGATGGAATGGGTGACACCTACGAACCTACTGGTACGTCAGGCTTACCCTCAGCTCTCACACCGGACGATCAAGACAATGATTGACGGGAACGTAGTGAAGCTGTCGTTTCAGGACTATCAACAGGACACTGTAGATCTCAACAGAACGCGCAATGGATCCTCTCCTAATTTCATTCATAGTATGGATGCCTCAGCTCTTACGTTGACTATTGATCGCTGTAAGGACATAGGCATTGATGACTTTGCTATGGTTCACGACAGTTATGGCACGCATGCACCCAATATGCCTGCCATGAATCAGCTCCTTAGAGAAGCGTTTGTAGACATGTATGAGGAACATGATGTGCTACAAGAGCTTAAAGATCACGTTGAAAGCTACACTGAAGGAGTTCTTCCAGAGCCTCCTGAAAGAGGTAGTCTAAACCTCCATAACATATTGGAATCTAAATACTTTTTTTCATGATAACTAAAGTCCTATTATGGCCTCCTATGGAGGAAAAACTACACTTAAGGAGATATAATGGCTAGTAATGTCAAGACTCTAAAAGGCTCTGCTCTTTGGGCAAAAGTCTTTGAAGGACAGCAGGAGAAGTTTGATAACAACTCCCGCAAATTTGTTAAAGATCAAGAAGGCGACTTTAGCATCTCATTAGTTGTTTCAGAGATTGAAGCAGCCGAAATGTGTGAGCACCTAGAAGGTGTTGGTAACGAACAGTTCCAAGCCCAGGTCAAGCGTGATCCTAAAATGAAGAACGCGCTGTCCACACGACACAGCTTTGATACTGAGTACGATGATAATGGTGACCCAACAGGGAACCTCGTATTTAAGTTCAAGGCAAAGGCACGCACCAAAGAAGGTCTCAAACGTAGGGTCATGGTGGTGGATGCCAAGCGCAAGCCTATGGATAAATTAGGCATCGAGATTGGCAACGGCTCACAAGTCAATATTGCCTTCAATCCAACCGCTAACTATGTCGCTGCACAGAAGACCATCTACGTCACTCTGTATCTTTCTGCTGTTCAGGTTATTGAGCTGAAGGAGTACACCCCATCGAACAGTCCGTTTGAGGAGGAAGATGGATACATCGCTAAGGCTGTTGAAAAAGACAACAGTAGTGAAGTGCCTTTTGAAGAAGAGTCTGCTGATGTCGCAGTTGAAGGGGACTTTTGAGCAGAGAGTCATCGGTAAATTGAAGGACGCAGGAGTGAGCTACGAGTACGAACCACACACTTTATCGTACAGCGTTGAACGCTCCTATGTTCCTGATCTTAAGCTCGGTGGCATCTATGTCGAACTAAAAGGTTATTTCCGCCAAGACGCACAGCGCAAGATGAAAGCAGTTAAGGCACAACATCCTGAATTAGAGATTAGGTTCTTGTTCCAACGTGCCTCCTCCCCCGTTCAAGGGGCGAAGGTACGCAAGGACGGAACGAAGATGTCTTGTGGTGAGTGGGCTGACCGTTACGGCTTTACTTGGGCTGAAGGTGAAACAATTCCAGAGGAATGGATACATGAAGGTTGAGTTTGATCTAGAGGATTTACTAAACCATACATTTGAAAATTGTGGCGATGAAGAGCTAACAAACTTCAAAGAGCTGTTGAACAAATGGGTGGACAAAGTCGAAGACGAACTAGAGTACGTCAATAATTTGGAAGACTGTGGCGAAGACGATGACTGAGTCTGAGTTGATACGCCATGAGGCGTGTCCACACTGCGGTAGTAGTGATGCCAATGCTCTGTACACAGATGGACATCACTTCTGCTTCTCATGTCAAACCTATACACCTGCGGAGGGTGAAGTGACTCATGAGCCACAGCACGCACAATCAACACAATTCATCAAACCCGAAGTCACCCCACTCACAAAGCGAGGACTCAATTACGAGACCTGCAGACAGTACGGATACGGAGTCGCTGAGTACCTCGGCTCTCCTGTACAAGTGGCTTCATTCACCGACATTCAGGGAAGAGTTGTCGCACAGAAACTTAGATACCCAGACAAAACATTCAAAGTCATAGGGAACATCAAGGACGCTTGTCTGTTCGGGCAGAGTATTGCTCAAGACGGCGGCAAGATGCTTGTCATCACAGAAGGTGAAATTGATTGTCTGAGTGTAGCTCAAGCAGTCCCTAAGTGGCCTGTTGTCTCGATTAAGAATGGAGTCTCTGGAGCAAAGAAAGATATACAGAAGCAGATTGAATGGATTGAGAAGTTTGATTCTGTTGTCTTGATGTTCGATCAAGATGAGGTAGGACAGCAGGCAGCACGCGACTGTGCAGAACTCTTAACCCCAGGCAAGGCGAAGATTGCGTACCTGCAGTGCAAGGATGCAAATGAATTACTGCAAGCAGGTAAGGTCAAGGAACTGAGCTACGCAGTTTGGGACGCTAAGGAATACCGTCCTGATGGATTGGTACACATTGAAGATCTAATTGATGAGATCAGTAAGCCAATCGAGCAAGGACTTCCTTGGTTCTTACCCACCCTGACGGACATCACTTATGGGCGTAGGCCTTGTGAGGTGTATGCCTTCGGTGCGGGTACTGGGATCGGTAAGACAGACTTCATGACCCAACAGATTGCTTTTGATATTACTGAGTTAGGTCACAAGGTTGGTGTGTTCTTCTTGGAACAATTACCAACTGAGACTGCTAAACGGATTGCAGGCAAGGTAGAAGGCAGACGCTTCCATGTCCCTGACGGGAGTTGGGACTCTGAAGAACTGGTAGATGCAGTTCGCAGTCTTGCAGGAAAGGTCACGTTCTATAACTCATTTGGTCAGACTGATTGGGATGTCATTAAGAACAAGCTGCGTTACATGGCACATGCTGAAGGTATCACGCTGTTCTACATTGACCACCTAACTGCTATGGCTGACACCTCAGATGAGAGAGGAAGCTTAGAGCAGATCATGAAAGAGATGGCAGGGATTGCCAACGAACTCAGGGTGATTATCCATTTCGTCTCACACTTAGCTACTCCTGATGGCAAGCCTCATGAAGAGGGAGGTCAGGTCTCGATCCGTCACTTCAAAGGTTCTAGATCAATCGGATTCTGGAGTTACTTCATGTTTGGTCTTGAACGTAATCAGCAGGATGCAGATGAACAGAAGAGGCAGACCACCCGTCTCCGTGTGTTGAAGGATCGCTACACAGGGCAATCTACAGGCAACATGATTTATCTAGGGTATGAACCTAACACTACCCGTCTGTATGAAACGTCTGATCCCTTCACTGACGAAACTACTACAACAGAGGAATATTTTTAATGGTGCTTTACACCGAAGACCAACTACGCAGAGCGTGGATTGGACATCTGATTTCTCTTTATCTCGTAGAGACAGAGCAATCAATTGAACTGGGTAACTACCCTGAACTGGAAGAGTTCCGTGAAATTTTTGAAAAGGAATTGGAAGAAAATCCAGAACTAAATTAGTCACTGCGGAGACAGGGCAATGAAATATATCTTAGATATTGAGACAGACAACCTACTTGATGATGTCACTACCATTCACTGCGTGGTGCTGAGAAATGTTGATAGTAGTGAGGTACACACGTTCCACGGAAATACAGTGAAAGACTGCATACCTCTGATGGAGAACGCTGTCCAGTTAATTGGACACAACCTAATTTCCTATGATTTACCTGTACTTAAAAAGCTCTGGTCATGGGAATACAAGGGTGACGTTCTCGATACGTTAGTTTGCTCAAGAACCATTTGGCCTCACCTCATGCAGCTTGATGCTGACCACAAGAGATTGCCTACAAAGCTTTGGGGATCTCACTCACTAAAAGCTTGGGGTTATCGCTTAGGAGAACTGAAAGGTGAATATAGCGAAGCTAACAATGGGGCTTGGGAAACATTCAGTCCAGAGATGTTGGACTACTGTGTACAGGACACGAAAGTTACGCAGGTTTTGCACTCCAGGATTCTGTCGAAACCGTTCTCAGAGGATGCGCTTACTCTTGAGCATCAAATCGCTACCGCGCTGTTTAAGCAAGAACAACGTGGATTTATGTTCGATGTTGATAAGGCTCAGAAGCTCTTTGCTGAGTTATCGCAGAGGAAGAATGACATCGAGGTTTCACTTCAACATACGTTCCCTCCAACAACCCTTCAGCTCAAGACTAAATCCAAGGAGATACCGTTCAACCCTGCTTCACGCCAACAAATCGCAGAGCGTTTACAGGGACTTGGATGGGAGCCGAAAGAGTTTACCGACACGGGCATACCTAAAGTAGACGAAACCATCCTCAGCAGTATTGAGTTACCTGAAGCCACTCTTTTGTCTGAATACCTGATGCTGAACAAACGTATCGGTCAGTTAGGTACAGGTAAGCAAGCATGGTTGAAGTTGGAGAAAGAAGGAAGATTACATGGGCGTGTTAATCACATGGGTTGCGTCACATCTCGTTGCACCCATTCGCAACCGAATTGCGCTCAAATTCCCTCCGTCTCAGCACCTTATGGGCGTGAGTGTCGTGAGCTTTTTACTGTGCCTAATGGTTATTCCCTTCTCGGAGCCGATGCTAGCTCGCTTGAACTTCGCTGTCTTGCCAGTTATATGGCTCCTTTTGATGGTGGTTCTTACGCGCTAGAGGTTGTCAGTGGCGATGTTCATTCTGCAAACCAAGAAGCAGCAGGACTACCTACAAGAGCAAATGCCAAGACATTTATATATGGCTTCTTATACGGAGCAGGAGACGAGAAAATTGGGCAGATCATTAACAAAGGCTCAGAAGAGGGCAAGGCAATTAAGGCGAAATTCCTTAAGAAAGTCCCTGCCCTCAGAAAACTTAGGGACGCAGTCACAGAAGCCGCTAAACGAGGTTGGCTTAAAGGACTTGATGGTAGAAAAGTCCCAGTAAGACACGCACACGCAGCACTTAATACACTTTTACAGTCAGCAGGAGCGATCATTTGCAAACAGTGGTACGTCCAAATTGAGCAAATGTTACAAGCTGAAGGCTACACTGAGGAAGACGTTGCGATAGTGGCGTTCATCCATGATGAAGTACAGATACAAGTCAAACAAGGATTGGAAGATGCAGTTGGAAACCTTGTCATACGGGCAATGCACCAAGTTGAACGAATTTACGATTTCAAATGTCCACTCGATTCAGAGTTTACCTACGGACGTAACTGGGCAGAGACCCACTGACCCCTCACGGATTGGTGATATGGCAGAACACTACGCCATCACATGGTTATGGGATCAGGGTTATCAAGTCTTTAAGAACTGTGGATGCACAGGTGCAATTGATTTAATTGCTATGAGCCCTGAAGGGCAACTTAGGTTACTAGATGTCAAGTCCTACAAAGATGGACGCTTGTCTGCACGCACTACCTTGCAAAAAGATCTAGGCGTTCAGTACCTACACTTCAACTCTAAAACAAGGAAGTTGCGTTTCGTGGAGCATCGCCAATGAGTGAACTAATCCAATGGATTATCGCCTTAGCATTTGCGGTGGTAAGTCTTTCCCTGACTGCTAAGTTCCTGATGGAAGCTTACTTAGAGTACATCCAAGTGAAGCATGGGATAAAAGTAGT